TTCACAGTGCCTGACGGCAAGACTGCTGGCATGGCCGGAGTAGGACAAGAAGGTGACATATGGATGCTTTGCACTCCAGATATACACCGATATCCAATTACATTTGCAAGAGAGGCCAAACGGTATGTCGATAGCCGTACTGAGCCGCTCCTCTGGAATATAGTTGACGTTAGAAACAAGGCACATTTAAAACTGCTTAAGTTTCTAGGCTTCAAGTTTTTACGTAAGTTAAAACATGGGCCAAACAATCTAACATTTATTGAATTTTGCCGTGTGCGTAGACGCTAATGCAGGGGCAAGAGCAGCCGCTAGAGAAAAAGCTGCTCAGAAAGATGCCCTATATGCTCAAGAGAAACTAAAGTTTTTCAACAAAGAAACACAACTCGCAAGAACACAAAAAAGAAATGTCATAGGTTACTCACGTGATTTAAGTGATGCTTATGCTAGTGCTCTTGCTGCCCAAGGTAAGGGTAGAAAACAAGTAGAAGCTGCTGCTCGTCGTTACTTTAGACAGAAAGGTACAGTTAACGAAGGTGGTAGATCTAGAAGATTTGGTAAAGCTAACTTACAAGGACTGCTTACAGCCCAGTCAGAAGTAGAATCAGTTATTGATAATGTACTACGTCGTAATATGGCGTACGCTCAAGAAGGTGCTGTACGTAAGTTCCAAGCTGCACAAGCTCGAGGCAGAGAGAAACTTGGTTTACCAGCACAGTATGGTGCACCTGTAATGATGCCTCCTACAAATAGATTAGGTGGTGCTCTACAGATAGCAAGTCAGGTAGCAAGTATTTACAGTGGTTTTGGTGGCGGCCCACTTAGTTTTGGTGCTAAATCTGCAACTGGTGGTGGCGCTGGTTTATTTGGTAGTAGCTTTACATCAGCTCCTCTAATTGGAGGTGACTTATACAGTGGTTTAGCTGGCAGTTTTAAAATACCTTTTTAAATTATGACATCATCATTCGGAACTATCGTAGGTAGAGAACGGGACGAGCTGCCCGGCTACGGTGTAAAAAACTATGCAGAAACAGAACCTGATCTAACAGATGCTGTTAATAAGCAGATAAATGAAAATCAGCAAGATACCATCGAATTCTATAACGAGATGGCTCAGATACAGAAAGACATTGCAGAGACTCCTCTTAAAAACTTGCAGTCTTTAGCAGAGTTTTCGTCATCAGCCTCTCGAGCTATAGAGACTTTTCAAGAAAGGCGTAGGGTACAAGAAGATATCAATATAGCGATGGACTTCTTGGACAAAAATACTACTGCTGAACTTAACCAGAAACAAGGACAGTTTGAACTAGAAAACTCTAAGTTTCAAAATCAATTAATGAATGAAGAAGGCGATCTAAAAGATCCCGCTCAAAATTTATTAAATAATCTAAACGTAGAGTTTCCAGAAGATGTTAGCATCAGACAGATACTTAGAGTATATAACGAAAATGGTGTAGGATCTAGAAACCAGTTTCTTAATGAAAGTGGTGCTCAGGATATCTCGGACTTAGATACATTTATAGAGTTGCACAATGCTGCTGACGAGTTAATGCTTACAAACTTATATCGTAGAGCTAGAGCACTTGGAATTGATACAAATAGTAGAGAGTTTAGAAAAGCATTTTATAATACTATATACCCTGACATCAAGAAAAGAAGAGAAAATAATATACAGTCTTGGAAAGCTAATGCTAATAGAAACTTTGATAGACTTAACAAAAAGAAAACTAGAAAAATAATTGTTGATACACTCAAGCCATATACAGAGGGTGCTAAACTAGATGTAGATGTAATGACTCTTGTTGAGACTGTTCAAAACAGAATGAACCTTGAGTCACCAAGAGAAGCTATACAGTATATATTTAGTGAGGTTGCTGCTGTTTCTGCTGAACCAGAAAGAGAGTTAGACTTATATCATCTAGAGTATCTTTTTGATGGTGCTATCTTTAAACACTCTGCTACTGGTGTTAAAAGTACGATTGCAGACGGTGACTTTAAATTTAAGGATGGTCTTCAAAATATCATGCAAGAAGCAGAGATTGACAGGGCTGGTGATGTAGAAAGAAATATAAGGGCTGATAACATTTTAGCAAAGCAAGAGTATGAAGCATTAAAAGATCAATTCCCTAATGGCATACCACCAAAGCTTGAGTCTGATTTTTTACGAGATACAGAACGTAAGTATCCACATTTTGACGCTACTAAATTAAATAGTAACAATGCTAGTATCACAACTGGTGGAGAATATTCTGGACAAGCTGGTCAGCCTGATGCTACTATTAACTACAGAGAAAGACTCGAAACTAACTGGACAAAGTTAAAAGGTAATCTAACACCACAACCTTCAGATACATTTGAATTAAATAGAGCATACGGTGATTTTAAACGTAGAGTTGCTAATCAAATTGCAGTAGGTGTTGAACCAGATGTAGCGTCTGAAACTCAGTACGGTATAGTTCAAAATCTTTTAGATAATGGTGCTTACGAAGCTAAAGCAACAGAAGCTAGAGAAGGTAGAGAAATAGAGCCTGCTGATATAATTGCAGATAGTAAAAACTTTAGGGCAGATCCAAACAAAGTTAGATTTAATTCAAGTTTTAATTCACTTGCAGAACAGCGAGCACTTGTAGATTATAAAAAATATAAATTATATGGCGAGCCGTTTCCAAACTATTTTAAAGGTGTAACTAGAGGTACAAACGTATCTGCTACTCAATATGCTGAAGATAGATTTAGGTCGATGAATGGTTATAATGATTTAGGTGAAGTTGCTGAACGATTTACAGTTGACCCAGAATCAGGAGTCTTAGTAGACAAACAGTTTGGCATGACACAAGAGCAACTAAATCAGTTTGAAATAAACCCACACCTAACTAAGACCTACACCCAACTAGAACAAAATCCAAAATTAGCAGAAAGAATACTAAAAGGTTTTCATAAAAAAGGCAATGTCGTCGGTACATATCAACCAGCTATCGGTTTTGGTAGACTAAATGGTGATACTAAAACTGTAGGAGAAATGCTTACCTATGGCGAAAGAGGTGCTGGTAATTTTGGGTTGTTTGGATTTACATACCAAGAACTCAAAGAAGCTACAAAGTCTGGTGTCATAAGTAAAGATGCTATATTTGATGAAAACACTCAAACTCAAATGGTATTTGAACTTCTTAGACAAAGAGCTAATAGAACTAACAGTATTAGAGGAGCTATCATTCAAGCTGAGTTTGGTGGTAAACGTACAGTCTTTGAAGGTGATGAAGATATAGGAAGATGGGATAGACTAATTAATTTAACACAAGGAGAAAAGGATACTATTCTTCAAGTATTTCCTTTGTTGAGAAATACGCCTGCAAATCAGTTTCACAACCTTACAGGCGGTGTCGTTTTAGAAATAGAGAAACTAATTAACGAAGGTAAATTAAGTACACAATCTAAGAAAGAGAAGGAAGAAATACTTAAAGAAATGACTGGTACTGACGATAAAGAATTACAGAAGAAGATTCTAGAAAACAAATCAACCGAAGCCTTTGGTGGCTTACCCGGATAAAAAATGACAGATTCAAATTACTCTGGTGCAGAAGTAAACGTAGATCTCGAGTATGCAGATTACTTAGCAGATGAAGCGGAACAGGCACAAGACGAGTACGAACGGGCTAGAGATGCACAAGAAGCATCTCAGTCTCAGTTACAGCAAGAGGAAAGAGTATCTAAGGATGTTCAAGACGATCCTCGTAATGCTGATAACTGGGGTGCTAAGGCACTCATAAGAGAGGGACAGTCAATACTATCTGGTGGACTTCAAGACACAGCTTCTTCTCTTGCTACTTTTCCAGAACGTACATTAGATGCGTTGTCTGGTGACATGCAAAGAGAAAGACGTGAGACTGGTACATATAGACCAGATTGGAGTCCATTCGGAGCATACGACAATCCAATAGAAACAAAAACATGGTGGGGTAAACAGCTTCGTGGTTTAGTACACTTCGGTACACTTGCACTTGGCACAGTTGCAGCAGCTAAGGTTGCTGTAGCTAGCGGTGCGGTGACAATACCAGCTGGTTTACTTGCACTATCAAAAGGTAATATAATCAGAGGTGCAGCTGTAGGAGCTGTATCTGACCTTATATCTAAAGAGTCAGATGAACAAAATGCTTTGGGTGCATTACGTGATAGATATGGTTGGATAGATACACCAATATCTACTAGAGATACTGACCATCCAGTTGTAATGAAACTCAAGAATATTGTTGAAGGCATGGGCATTGGCCTAGTCTTTGATGGATTTGCTTATACACTTGGCAAAGGTGGTAAAAAAGCTGTAGATCAGATAACAGCTAGAAACAAAAGCTTAGAAAAACAAACAGTAGAAGCTGGTGTAGCCCAACTACGTAAAGGTGAAACAGAGTTTAGAGCAGATAAAAATGCACCTATATCTCAACCACATCAAGGGGCACACATATCAGAGGTTGAACCACAAGTAGCTCGAGATCAGCTATCTGCTACACGTAATAAATGGGGGTCAGAAGAAGGATCTACGGGTTCTGTAACTACACCTGTTGAGCGTGAGCGTATAGCAATGGAAGGTGGTACAGACGACGCTACAGTCGAACGTATTATGAAAGGTTTGATGAGTAGCGAAAAGTTTGCAAAAGAACTAGATGCAGCAAAAGGCAATAGAAAGGCTTTAGTTGCAAAGTTTAGAGAAGCTATTGAAGGTCATCAACGTATTACACAAGGCAGAAATGCTGCTGATATGTCGCCACAAGAATATTTAAAAGAGTTATTAGAAGCTCAACCTGATAGAGTTGATGGCGTAGAAATTTGGACATCTAAGAATGTAGTAATTGCTGACCTTGTAATTGGTACACTACTTAAGCAAGTTCGTGATTTAGGTACAGCTGGTAGAGAAATAGCAGATCTTGTTGACCTACAAGACATAGACGGGCCAACTAAACAAATTGTTGACACTATGCTTACTGCACTTTACGAAACAAAGAAAGCTAGATTTGTAAAGTCTGACTCATTTAGAGAACTAGGTCTTGGCAAAAAGAGCAAGAAGACAGTAGAAGAAGCGACACAAGCGTCACTGCAAGATGCTAAAGATTCTATTATGTCTATACTCAAGATTGCTAAAGATGACAAAGATGATAACTTACTCAATGCGTTGTATGAAGCATTTTCTATGATGGACAATGTTAATACATTAGATGACTTTGATAACTGGGCAAGAAAAACTATACTTGGTGGACAGCTTGAAGCTACAAGTCCTAACCGTACAGGTGCTATGATACGTGAGCTGGAAGGTGTAATGACACACAGTATACTGTCAAGTCCTAAAACACCAGCTCGTGCTATTATGGGTACATCTACTGCAACATTCTTAAGACCACTAGCTACAGCACTAGGATCAATTTTAAGACTACCGTTTGACGGTAATGTAGCTGACGTAAGAGCAAGTCTTGCATCAGTAAATGGCATGATAGAAGCTGTACCAGAGTCGTTTACTATATTTAGAAGTAAACTGAACTCATACTGGAAAGGTGATATAAGATCAATCAAGACACGTTACTCAGAGTTTACACAGGCAGATGACAACTGGGAGATACTACGTCGTTGGGCAGAAGATAGTGGCCGTGCTACTGAAGGAGAGCAAGCAGCTTTTCGTGTAGCTAATATGGCACGTCAGATGAACAACAGTAACTTCCTAACATACTCTACTAAGATCATGGCTGCAACTGACGATGCGTTTGGTTACATTCTTGGTCGTGCTAAAATGCGTGAGAAAGCAATGCGTAAAGCTTTGGAGTTACAAGAGAACGGTTTTTCAACACCTAAGATTACACAGGAGTTGATGAGAGCATACGAAGATGATTTTTATTCACAAGTCTTTGATGCTAATGGTAATATTGTTGATGAAGCTACAAAGTTTGGTCGTAAAGAAGTAACACTAACACAAGAGCTTACAGGCTTTGCAAAAGGTCTTAACGATGTATTTAGTGCTGCACCTTTAGCTAAACCATTCTTTTTATTTGCTAGAACTGGTGTTAACGGTCTTGCACTTACAGGTAAATACACACCCGGTTTTAACTTTTTAGTCAAAGAGTTTAACGATATTGCATTTGCTAATCCTAATGATCTAGCTAGCGTAAACAAGTATGGTATCTTTACAGCAGAAGAACTTGCTAACGCACGTGCCTTACAAACAGGCCGATTGGCGATAGGCTCTGCTGTAGTATTTATGGCTACACAAGCTTGGATGCGTGGTGATCTTAACGGCAATGGCCCTATTGACAGACAAAAAAGACAGCTATGGCTCGATGGTAAATGGGAACCTAGAACAATTAAACTAGGTGCAGTTCGTGTTGGCTATGACCAGTTTGAACCATTTAACCTTATTATGTCTACAATAGCTGACGTAGGTGATGCAAGTCAACTTATGGGTGAAGAGTGGACAGAAAACGAGTTAGGTAAGATATCTCTTGTTGTAGCACAGGCTGTTACAAGTAAATCATATCTAGCTGGTATACAATCCTTTGTTGACCTATTTGCCGGTCGACCCGGTCAGACTGGCCGTATTGTATCTGGACTAATCAATAATCAAGTACCACTAGCTGGTATACGTAATGACTTAGGTAAATTATTTACACCATACATGCGTGAGATAAACTCAGGTGTATTTCAGTCTATACGTAACAGAAACTTAATTACAGAAAATTTAACAGCTAATCAGTTACCTATTAAGTATGACATGCTAAACGGTAGACCACTTAAAGATTGGGATTTTCTTACTCGTGCATTTAACGCTGTAAGTCCTGTTACTCTAAACTTAGAACAAAGTGAAGGTAGAAACTTTTTATTTGATAGTGGCTACGACTTACGCACTTCAACCTACTTTGCACCAGATAGTACAAACTTAACTGACCATCCTGTTATTAGATCACAGTTTCAAAGAGCACTTGGATCTCTTAACTTAGAACTAGAACTTAATAAACTAGCTAAAGATAAAAGAATGATAGCATCTATGGAGCAAATGTATGCTGACATACGTGCTGGCAAACGAGCACAGTTTAATGCTAGAGACTATTATCATAATAGAATTATTGACAGGCTTTTTAAACGTGCTAAAAAAGTAGCATGGGCATCAATTAAGGATGATCCAAGTATAGCAAGACTAATCGAGAAACAACGTTTAGAAAAACTAGAACAGGTAAGTAAACGCACTACAACCGCAAACATCCTCAACATATATAAATAAATGGCAACAACATTCGTAGATTATACTGGGGATGGAAATGCGACGAAAGCGTTTTCTTTCCCTTCTATTCAAGAGTCTGACGTAAAAGTGTCTGTAGATGGTG